TGAAGAGTGGACATGTATATGCACAAATGCATTGAAGGAAGAAATGCGACCTCAAGAAAAGATTGATGAAAATTCAATACGCACCTTCACTGCTATGGCATTGGATAGTACTGTTCATGGTACCAGATTATTTGTGGACATGAATGAGAAAATGTATGATTCACATTTACGAACTGCTTCAGCAGTTGGAATGAGTCCCTTGAAAGGAAATTGGGACCGCCTTTATCGCAAATTGAAGAAATTTCGAAAGGGTTATGCACTAGATGAGAGTCAGTATGACTCATCTCTCCGCACTTATTTGATGTGGGGATGCGCACAGTTTCGTTGGCAGATGTTGCGATCGGAGGATCAAACACCAGCTAACTTGCAGCGCGTGCAAACCATGTATCGAAATCTTGTTAATACATTAATTTTAACACCGGAAGGTGTTTTAGTTTATAAGAAAACAGGAAATCCGTCAGGATCGGTTAATACCATCTCTGATAATACATTAATTTTATATTGTTTACTAGCCTACGCTTGGATTAGAAATAGCGAGGGAGAAAATAATATGGAATCGTATGAAGCTTTTGAAAGCCATACGGCAAAAGCCCTTGTTGGTGACGATAATACTTGGACTGTTTCAGATGAAGCTCATGAATTTTATAATGCTCATACAGTCATTGCAACTTGGAAAACTTTGGGAATAACAACGACGACAGATTCAATGGAACCTCGTCTTCCCGAAGAGTTGGATTTTCTTTCAGCTCAAACAGTTTTTCTTGATGGTGTAGCAGTTCCGTTGTATGCACGAGCGAAGTTGATGAACTCGCTATTGTATGCACCTTTAAAGGACATTACACCCGCCACCACTTTAGAGCGTACCGCTGGTATGCTCACTATAGGTTGGACAGACCTACCTTTTCGACGCTTTTGTAGAGAAGTTTTAGATTGGTTATTAGTTAAATATGACCCAATTCTCTATGATGATCCCCGTTGGATTTTGGCCAAATGCCAAATACAGTTAGATAGTACTTACTATGCACTGTTCACAGGGAAACGCAGTTTACTGCGCGCACAATCTTGTGCAAATTGTTTGGAACTAGGAGAAAGATTAATCAAGCCAAACAAAACTCCAATGAATGGGGTTATGCGTCGTCAGACAAAGGGACGAAACCCTCAGAAAACAAAGAAGAGACGAGGAGCGAGGCGCGCTAGAAATGGTACGCCTAATGGCCCTCGTCCATCAAGCGCAGCAGGCACACAACGCCCAAGAATGCGCAAGCGAAATGGAGCTTCCAGGAGGAAAGCAGGAAGGAGATTAAGAAATCCTTCATCCTTGGGAGCGGAACAAGCCTCAACAACCCGATTAACGGGAAAGACTTGTACTATTGTTGAAGATGAATATATCGGAGAAATAGTTGGTGGCTCTACTGGAGCCAACTTCAACACTGTGGCTTATGCCATTAATCCAGGTCAAGCTGGAACGTTTCCTTGGCTATCTAAAATAGCTCAACAGTGGGAGAAATACCACTTTAATATGTTAGAATTTTATTACAAACCTGAAGTTACAGGGTTTGCGACAGCTGGAACCACAGGAAAAGTGATTTTCAGTGTTGATTTTGATGCTAGTGATTCTCCACCAGCAAGTAAACAACAAATGGAGGATACGATTCCCCATGTTGACTCGATGCCATCCGTTCCAATGCGAATGCCTTTGAGTGCGCGACAAATACACGCGCTTTATCCCACACTTTATGTGCGGCCTGGGGGACTCCCTGGGGCATCAGACATTAAAACGTATGATGCAGGAAATTTGAACATTGCAACGCAAGGTTTAGCTGCTAATACAGCAACTTTGGGTGAATTGCGTGTTCGATATAATGTAACACTTTCCGTTCCAGTTTTGGAATCAGGAACAACAGCACCAGCGAATAATTCGATGGTAGTTTTCAATTCATCAGTAGGTGAAGCTCTAACAACTGCAGTTCCATTGGAACTTTTGTTAGCCACGAAAACAGGATCTTTAGGAGCTGTTAATACAGCAGGATCCATTGTGTTGCCAGCAGGTAATTATAAATGGGACTTGAGAGTTCAATTTCAAGGAGCCCCCACAACACTTATTTCAAATGCACTTATTGTTTTCGCCAAGAACGGAACTGCTGTGAATGGGATTTCAAATCCAACAATTACACCAACATCAGGAACCACCTTCAATCAAGGGATGCTTTCAGATACTGGCTTTTTGACCAGTAATGGAACTGATGCTTTTGATCTACTGGCAGATGCGACATTCACAGTGTCCACTTGTACTGCAGTAGGTTATTTAGCCATATTGGCTGTATGAATTTTGTATCGTTACATAATTCATTTTAATGTATTTTAGAGTATGGAGCGTAAAACGCAACTCACTAATGTAAAATTAACGAAC